CTGTTAGCATGTCATAATCTTCTAATACAGTTTCAACACCAAATGACTTACCAACACCTGGAGGGCCACTTACTATCATACCACGTACTGTACCTTCTGCTACAGCATGAGTCATACGATCCAAAATATCAAAACGTTCTCTGATGCGTTCAATTGCATCTTCATCTGATTCTGTTTCTTTTGGAGTATTATCAATCTTAGGTTGATCTGCATAAACACCAGCAGTAACATACTCTAAGTCTTTTGTAGGATCTTCAATAAGAACCCTAATACTTGCGAATTTATCCCCCATTGCTTCACTACCATCAACGGTAATAAAAGCACCCTTTTTGCCAATATTAAGTGGCTTAATGATTGGAAATACTGTATCAACGACTTCGTTTTTACGGTAAGTACCAGTCTTAATTTTTACATAGTTTATTGCTTTTGTCATAATGTCATCCCCGACGTTTATGTTGTTGATTAAGGAACCCTTTTCCCTAACTCTTATATACTATTATACGGATTTTTGGCAAAAGGTCAACCTTTTATACCACTTTTTTTGGTTTTTCTTACGGTTGTAAGTCGTTGTTTTTACTACGTTTTATAAAATATACCAGTTTTTCTGGCAATTTTTACCTCTCTAAAACAGTAAAATGTTGGAAAGTTTGCTGTACACATACCGCTTGAAAGTAGGCATCAGCACTAGCATCATGTAGATCTTGCTGTATTGCTTTACGAGGGTCTGAAGGCATCATATTAAATATAGTTCTACAATCCTGTACTTGCCAAAATGCCCAGTTACTATGATGGTCAAATTGCTTGTAAAGGTTCTCTAGGATTACCATATCAAACTGAGGTCCTTGGCACCATATTTTATCACAACCTACAAGGTACTTGTTTAGTTCCTTAAAGAATTGATCAAGTGGTATTCTGCCTTCTTCACTAAATGCTTCGTCTTGAATATGCTGTGGCAATTTTGCCCACCATTCAAGTGTGCTTTCTAATACACTTCTACCTGAGTCAATTTGTGTGTCTGCACTAGGACGCCATAATGTCCTGGTATGTGGATCTTCAATATTGTATGGATTAAACTTACAGGCACCAACAGATAGCACAACACAATCAGGCTCTGTGCCCAGTGTTTCTATATCTATCATTGCATGAGTGGCCATAAGATTACTCCATTAAAAGTTTATTATAAACAATAACCACTTAAAGGTCAAGTAATTTTTTGAAGTATTTTTGGTACAAACGTTCTTCCCAATAATAGGCTTCACGTTCCCAAGGTTGATGACTGTAAGGTGTTTTAGAATAATCTTTCTTTTTCCACGTGGTCAAAGATGGCTTAATCTCACCTAGTATAAATTGCTTTGCATGAATAAGTTCATGTGTAAGATTTATTAAGATATCCTCATAAGAATATCTGTGTCCGTTTGAAGTCCTTGCAACTTCAATCTCTATGTTGCTTTTATCACCCCAACAAAATCCGCCAACTTGATCTTCACAAGCAGTAACAAAATGTACATCTACTTTTACTACTCTGCGTAACTTAGGGCAAAGGTTTTCTACCAACAATTCGCTAATTTTTTGAACCATATTCTTATTAGCAATTTGTCCATGCAGTTCGATATGAACCATATCTTGGCTCCTACACCAATCTTTGAGAGTGTGTATATTAGCATCATTTACTGTCATGGTCAACCTTTTTTGTAAGTCGTTGATTTTATTGGATAACTATGTCTTCCATACCAGCAGTTCTAAGACGTGTAATGTGTCCTATTTGCCACTGCTTGGTGTCAAGTCCTTTCATAATACCCAAGTACTTGTTTCTCAAAAGAGCATATTGGTTGCAAAGGTGTGTTAGAGTAATAACACTATCCTCACTATCAACAAACTTTTCAGCATCTCTACTGCTAAGTGTTCTGTTGTAGTTTTCTAGGTATTTCCTAAATATTTTAGAACGTTCTCTGCGAAGTTCTATATTTAAGTGTTCTAGTATTGCTTCTATTTCTTGTAACTGGTTAAAGCGATGTTCTGTAATGCCAGGTAAGGCAGAACTAGATTTCTCTAGACTGCCTTTAATTCCGCATTCGTACTTGGCTTCTTCTAGTTCATTTTCAAAGTACTCAATTGATTCAACAATCTTTCCTAAGTCACTTACTACTGAATTATACCAACCTGCCATACTTAATCCCAGTCATCCGATTCATCATCGTCATCTTCATAACCATAATGACTCTTAATTGCGGCTTTCATTACTGCATCAAACATTTCTAGATAGTCTTCTAATTCTGCTAAGTCTAAATGCTCATCAGTTAAACTAACTAAATGTTCTGCGGCCTGAATTCTATCTTTTACAGGAATGTATGTTTTCATACCGTCCCATAATTCTAATAGTAAACTAATATCAGGATTCATCTTTTAACTCCTCTGGTTCATCAACGAGTGTTTCATCATCTACTAAATCGCTTAGATCTTCATCCTCTGCTATTTCTGGAATCTGATTCCATTCGTCCATTACCACTTGTAGTCTTTCTTCAGTCCACTGCTTTCTAAACTCTTTAATAATCTCGCCTGTAACAGGTGATGTATATTCAAGTTTATTACCAGTTTTTGTAACAATGCCTTTTGCTTCTAACAATTCTAAAATACCACTGTAAGGATTCATTCCTGTTTCATATGGTATTTTAACCTGTACACTTTCAAACGGTTTGCTGTAACGAGTTTTCATTACTTTACATGCCGCTCTAATACCTTGTACAGTACTAGTTTTATTACCATCCTCATCTTCTTTGAGTTTAAGTTTCTTCATTGCAACAACAATACTACTTGCATACACAAAGCCTTGTCCTCCACTGATTTTATCATCAGGGTCAAACATATCTTGTGATGCGTATGTGTGGTTAGTTGCAACTAGCCCAATTGGATGTGGTGCTAATTGGTTTACTGTATTTCTAACTAAGGCTGTTAGTGCCTTTGGCTTTCTACCCATATCACCTTTCATGTCGCCTTTTTCAAATTGTGCAACATCAGTTGGTGTAAGTAACATACCTAAACTGTCTATAACAAACAGCATTTTAGGTTGTTCATCGTATGGTAAATCACCATAGTTAGTTTTATAGTCTTTCACAAACTCACTGATTGTTTTAGCAACATCATCAATCATGCTAACACTAATTTTGAGAAGTTTCTCAGGTGTAGTGTCTACATCTAATGCTTGTAGCCAATCTTCGTCTAGTGCGTTTTCACTGTCAAACAATACAACCTGACAGCCGTGGTCTTGTGCGTTTTTCACAAGGTTACCAGAACAAATAAAACTTTTACCTGAACCGGATTCTCCAGCAAATACACTCACTTTACCAAGAGGGACTCCTTTATGGAAGTCCCCACTGATTAAGTAATTTAGTGTGTAGTTACCAGTTGATATCCAATCCTGTGGATCATGGAATCCGGCACTAATGCCAGATATTCCTTTTGTTATACCCGTTCTGAACTTTGTTAAATCAAATGGTTTCTGCATAATATTCTCCTTATGTTCTATTTCTGATCATATTGAGGATATCATCCGCACTTGGTTTCTCTCCGCTTTCTGCCGCTGGTGCAGGTGCTGGTGCTGTTGCTACAGGCTCTGCTGGTGCAGGTGCTGTTGCTGGAGCCTCAGTTGCCGGTGCAGTTGAAGATGGTACAACTGCTTCTGCCAGAGGGGCATTTGATTCTGCCTGTACTGAAGGTGCAGGTGTTTGTATTTTAACTGCTGATGCAGGAACTTCAACACCATAAGGCTTATAGAAGTTACCCCATTTTTCAACATCATACAACTCACCGTCTACACTTGCTTGGAACATTTCAGCAATCGCTTGTAATTCCTCTTGACCTGGTCTCTTAGGTAAGAACTCAGACAATGTGTACAGACCGTTTTGATCAACCGCCGCAAGTTCAGTTTCATTTAATGCTCTCTCTTTACGAGCCCATTTAGATGTACTGTAGTCTGCGTATTGACCTTTGGTTGTTTTAGTTACTCTAAAATCTGTACCATTCATGTAGTCAGTTGGTAGATTTTCCATATCTGGGTCCATCAATGCTGATTTAATAATGTTAAAGATTTGAGGTGAAATAACAAAACGTCTGATTGGATTCTCAGGTGATGTTTCGTTAAGTGGGTTTTCAGTTACAAATCCATTAAAAATGTAACTTCTTTTTTTCCAATACTTACGACCCATATCTTCTAAAGAAGGATCTTTAAACCAAGGTCTAACCTCAGTTAGTACTGGACAAGTATCGCCATACATTTCTGCACATGGTACTTGTACTGTTACAGGTTTCATATCCCCACCTTTTACGCCTGGGAAAGTCAAACGAATCATTTGTCTTTCTACCCAGAAAAAAGTGTTGTTAGTATCTGCGTCAGGCAAGAACCTCAATGTTGCTGAAGTGCCTTCGTCGATATTCCAGTGTGGATAAATGGCGTTGTCGCCGCCTGTTGATGATTGGCTAGAACTTTTGTTGTTCTCCATGCTTGCCAATTTAGCCCTTATTTCTGCCAAAGATGCCATAATAATTTCTCCTTATATGTTTTTGCCATGTTCGTAACATTTCTGCTACTGTGCCTTATTTTATATTCTTTGTGCCATGTTGTCAACCTTTTTATAGTATTGCTGACAAATACTTTACATAGTTTAATTAGTCGTTGTGTTTATACTGCTAGTAAAATTCTGGCCGTCTTCTACAAAACTACCAATAAAGTCTTCATACTTGTCAAGTTCGTTAAAACTTTCTGCATAAACAGGCTTACTGTTTCCTGCTGATAAAAGACTTGCCTTAACTGCTCGGTATTCAAATGGATCTAATCCACCACCTGCGTTAAGTTTGGAACCTATGCTGTCCAAATAACTTGCTAATTTATGATCTTTTGCTGTATTACTTAATTGTGAAACTTGGTAACCTAATTTAGCATTTGCATCTGCAAAGTCTATTACGTCACTTTCTGCTAACTGATCTTTAACACCGTCAAATGTCTCTGATTCAATTGCTTTAACAATATAACTTTCAAATGCTGTTTGCTTACTGGAAAGTTGTTTTAATGTTTCAACTGCATTTGCAATCTTGTCATCAAAATGTGTTTCAGTAAACTTGCTTTCTAAATCTATATCGTCTTCCAATATTTCTACATTACTGTATTCGCTTATACTTTCAACTGCTGTTGCATAAGTTTTTACTCCACTTAATTTCTTAAATGAACTTTTTATATCATTGATATGTTCTTTTGCTAGTACTACAAATGTTTCATTTTCTTCATTTACTAAACCTTGTTTGTTTACATAACCTACAAAGCCTCGCAATGTTTTAAGATCTTCGCACATTTTTACAATGCTTTCGCCAATTGTGTCGTGCATAACACCACCGTTATATATGTGTCTTGCCATTGCTCTAGCACCTGCTAAATTTTTACTTGGAAAAGCAATTCGTTCTTCATTTGCTTGTATAAAAATTTTGCTAATGTTTCTACTACGTGAACCACGTACTTCTTCATTTACAGGCTTGCTGTGTTTAACAACAATTTTAACACTATCTAATGGTTGATAACTTGTTTTTGTAGATCCAAATGCTGAACCTAAACTTGCTTCTTGTACTACTGCCATATCTTTCTCTTTTGTCTTTGCAACATTTACTGTTTCACTTTGTGGCTTTAGTGTTTTACCGAATACTCTAAAATCTAAATTCATTAAGAAGTCTCTTGCAACATGATCTAGTTGTTTTCTTAAAGTGTCAATATCTTCTGAATTTTCACTAACACTTAATTTTATCTCTTCTGTGGGAACATTAAGTGTAACAAGTAAGTTTGGATCTTCAACAAAAAATCTAGTTGCTTCTGCTGGATCGCCAACTATGTTGCCATTCTTATCAAATTTGTCAACTGCATAACCGTAGCCTTTTAATAAATTAAACACTTTGTCTGCAACTGTTTTTACACTAATAGCCATTATATATTTATCTCCTACTTGTATTTATCAATAATAGTAATTTATTATTCATTTATCAATTGCCTTACATATTCTACATCATCATAAAAGTACTCTGACATGTAGTTTTCTAGTTCTTGAGACCACTGAGATCGAACATTAAACTTAACTAATGACTTACCTATGAGCTTTTTATTCCATGGTAAGTCTGTTTCAAATTTTTCATTCATATAATCAGGGTTATTTATTTTGTTAAAATCTATACATGTTACATTACAATTATTTTTCCAAACTGGTAACCACTCAGAATACTTTACAATATGTGTTTTGTTTAAAACTTGTTTTGCTTTCTCAGGTTTTGTTGTACTAGTAATTATTGGTTTTCCAGTAAAATTACAACTAGACACAAATATGTCTATAGGGTCTTTTAAAATAACAAAAAATTTAATATCAAATTTAGATATAAGATTTAAAACGTTATCTGGGTGTTGTATAATTTCTTCATATCCAGGAGAAAAATCTAGTAATATCTTTTCTGTTTTTTCTGCGAAATTAAACCATTCCTTTCTAATATAGATACTAGTACGATCTGGGGGCAAGTTAGTTGTCCATAAAAACGGTTCTTTTAAATTATTAAATGTTGAATATTTAGAATCTTGTTTTAAATTTTCCCAAATCCAAGTAGTACCAGTTTTAAAAGGTCCTAGGCAAATATGTACTTCTGGTTTCATAACAAATCATAACAAACCGATTGGCATCGGATCATCGTACTCATCTCTAAACTCATCTAGATCATCATCGCGATTTCTATCACCTAAACTAGCATTTATTACTTCAAATACATCATCTTCAAAGGTACTGATATAACTGATCATTCTTACACTAACTAACATTGATGTTACTAAATCATCTGTTTCGCCTGGTTGCCCAGCAAAACTGTTGCCACGTGCAACAAAGTTTTTTAGTTCACTAACAAAGGCTTTACTTTTAATATGTATCTTTTCGTTTTCTATAAATCTCTTTAATAGAATACAACCTTCCATTTTTGTTTTACTGCTCATATGGAAGCCTTTACGTCCTTTTTTTCCTTGAATTTTTACTGGATCATGTAAAAATGTACCTGGGAAACTTTCTTCTCCGGTATCTCTAATAACTACTAAAGCCGCTTCACCTATTGTGTTATTCTCTATTGTCCAATAAATTTCTCTAGCACCGTAGTTTTGTATCTCTTTAAGAATCTCCATCATGGTTCTAATTTGGCCTTCAATAGGTGTTTTATTATGACACCATTCTGCTACTTGCACCATTGAGGGTAATTCTACTACTTGTATTGCGGCATTGTCTCCGCCTGTTCCTGCACTAGGATCTAAACTTACTACATACATACTGTCTTGTGTAGGTCTTTTAAACCAACGTGTTTGACCCATTTTATACAATGGTTCTGTTGCTTTCATATTTGCTAACTTTAAAGGATCAATAAGTGTTTCGTTATAAATGATAAATTCACATTCGTGTTCTCTTCTAAAACGTTCTTCACCAATTCTACCTTTTTCTTCTTCGGCCCATACATCAGATCTATCTGGGTGTTGGTCCCACGTGGCTAAGTAGCCTTTGAATCCGTTTATACCAACTTCTTGGGTGTTACCATATTCATCAACAGTCTTTATTGCTTGATTCCAGATCATAGCAAAGGTATCTTCATCACTGTTAGGTGTACTTGTTACAATACACTTACCACCTGTACTTAATGTTGGTGATAGTGAAGTCCAAAACTCACTAGCAATTCTAGGTGGTACGAATGCAAACTCGTCTAAGTATACTAACGTAAGCGACATACCCCTACCGGTATTTTCTGTTGTTGTGGCGGCTACTATTCTGCTACCATTATCAAATGTAATACTCATTTTATTGTATTCACTTACACCAGCTCTAATGTGATCTGGTACACTTTCATATGCATATCGTATACGTTGCATAATCTCCATTGCACCTGCTGATTTATGAGCCGCTACTAGTATTGTACTGTCTGGTTTAAACATAGCAAACCAAAGTAAGTATCCTGCGGCTACAGTGGTTTTACCCATCTGTCTGCCCAGCATGTTGATGCTGTACCTATGTTCGTTATAGTTTATAATTAAGTCTTCTTGATAATCAAAAGGTTCAAATGAAATACCACCCTTTGTAGGATGTTGTATTTTAACATACTTTTTCATAAAGAACATTGGGCCAGTAATAGGATCACAACACTTTTGAAAGTCTTGCAACATCTCAGATGTGTATTGAATTTTTGAATAGGCTGGTTTGACCAGCTCAGTCGTGACTGTTCCTTTAGGCATAATATATATTTATGCTACAATCTATGAGTTTTGGCTATTTTTTAAGTAACTTAGCAGTCTGTCTTTGATAACACTTGTTAAAACTGCTTTGTCAGTGCTGTATGATGGATCATCACTAGCACAAGAATCACAATCTTCGTCACCTGATACTTCTACTTCAGGCTCTTCTGCTTCTGGCTCTTCTGCTTCTGGCTCTTCGTGGTTGTGATCCGAATTAGGTAAAGTAATACCTGCTAATTTAAGTACATCATGTAACTCTTCCATGCTTTTTGCATTAGCACTTACTGTTACAGTTGCATCGCCCTGTGTTTTAGTCTTAGAATATGTAACATTCTCATTTTCTTCTGCTTGGCCGGGCATTACAAATGCACCTTCCATTAAAGAAATAAGTTTTTTATTGTAATCTAAATCGTTCATTAGTTTCTTCTTGCACTTTGACTAATAACGTCAACTTCTTTGGCTTCTGGAGCCAAACCGCCGTGTGCTGTACCAGTAATTGTATCATACATTGGCTTTAAGTTGTCGCCCATGATCTCATCTTTAGTTGGGTAGTTTCTAAAATAGTCTGCACCCTTTTCTGCTTTGATTTTTTCTAACTCTGCTAGGAATTTTTGGTTATGTTCTTCACCAAACAATGTTTCGTTAAAGTCTAAATCAGAATTTTCATTTTCATAATGAGCCATTTCTTCTTTTGCAAGTTCGGAATCTTCTTCTGTTACAGTTCTGTCTTTATCATTAGCATGTCTTTCTTCAGCCATTTCACTTTCGATACGTTTTGGCTCTTTGACACCCATACAGAGAACTCTTTCATGATCTAACCCTAAGTTTACCGCAATAAACACTTCAAGTATTCTTGAGTTGACTGGGTACTTAACAATAACATCAGTACTGCATACTTCACTTGTAAAGTTTGCGCCTTTGTGTCTTTGAAACTCTAATGGATTTTCCTGAATAGGTAATCTTTTCCATGGTGTAGCACTTACTAGGTTATATTTCTGTAATGCACTTTCTAGTTTTGACATATGGTCAGCAGTACAGTCAGCGGCTATTTTAACTCTATAGCCGTATTCCTTGCTAAAGGATTCATTTATAATATCTTTTAGTTCTCTCATAACAATAAAACTCCTGTTACACTTATTTATCAAATAAATACAATATATGAACTTTATTATCAGCAAAAACGAATTAGACCCTAGACGAACATGGGGTTGTGCAATAGAAGAAATGGCATGTCCGCCATATTCTATGCTAGATCGCTTCGATCAAAGTGGTTATGATTTATGTCCATTAGAACAAGAGTATGCAAAAGCAAATATGACAGAGGTTGCATTTAACAAATACAGAAGATGTATTAGAAAAGATTGGTTAGAGCCAATTGATATCTATACAAATGCTCATGTAAACCATGCAGACTTATATGAACGTAAAGGTTATCATGGATATGCATTAGAACAACTTAATCATTGGGCCGATGGAGCACCTTGGATATACAAGTTATCTATGTTAAAGCCTAAATGGGGTATAGATATCAGCATAGACTATGCAGACAATAGCCATAATGTATTTGAATTGTTTCATTTTGAATGGGATTCACATGACTTTGATGAAGTAGTAACCATGAAAGGTTACATAGAAGAAATATTGCTCGACCGAGATTGGGATTTTTTAGGAAAACAAAAATTAGAAAGAAAACATGAGTGGCATCATCTAGATTTTGTAGGACAAAGCGAGTGGACTACTAACTTTTTAGGATTACCTAAAGAAAGATTTAAACTTGTTCCCTGGCAATAGATATTCTTTTAAGGTTATCAGCATCTACTAATTCTAATGTTTCAAATGTAGTATGCTCTTTGATAGACATAAGCCTATTGAAGTACTTTTCTTTGTTTTGTTTATCTAGCCGTTCACAATCTGCAGATGTGAACTCATCATCTTTAACTTGCTGTAGTAATTCTTCAGGTGTTAGATCTGAGCCAATCAATCCAAAGCATTGAAACTGTGACATTAGTTTACGTTTGTATTCATTTGGGTGTCCAAGGTTATTTACTAAAAACTTAGATCTATAATTCCACATGTCTTCATATGTAATACCGTGTTTATTTTTATAATTTGCAAAATTTCCATCTTTCATATATTCTTCCGTTTGCTTATTTTCAAAAGGTATCCATTCATATCCATACTCTTCAGGATTTTTTGCAAAATTACTTGGTGGAGCACTAGCATGAGGATCAGGTAATGATATATTCAATGGAAATACAAAATAACTGTCTAAAGGATTATCATTACTTCTCAAAAAGTTTAACATATCCCTTATAGATTTTTTTGTATCACTCGGTAAACCCATCATAAAACCTGAATGTATGTAAATATCTTTCCATACATCTTTTTTAAGTTCACGTAGATAATCCATTTGTTTCAATGGAGGCATTCCTTTACCTATATCTTTTGCAGATTCAGGATTTGTTGTTTCAAATCCAGCATGACCCATTTTAAATCCACAATCTTTTAATAATTGTGCTTGATCTTTTATTACAACTAGATCAAAACGTATAAATGCTATCAATTCTATTTTAAACGGTAACGACTGAACTATATCTCGCAACTCCTCTAGACGGTCATTGTCATCATTAAATGTATCGTCTGTTATCCAGTATCTACTGATTCCAAATTTTTCGTAGTTTCTCACAAACTCATCTCTGATAAGTTCACTTGCTCTAACATAAGTACCTTTTTCTTTACCAATCATTCTAAAATTACAAAAATTACATTTAAATATACAACCTCTTGCTATTTCAAACGGTATAATTTCCCCAGGTTCTAGTAAATCTTCGTGAGTCCATGTCATTGAAGATGTTTGTATCTCATGCATACTCCATATATCTTCAAAGTGTTTTTTAATTTCTTCTTTCTTTTGTAAAGACATTAAAATATCAGGCACATTTACTTCACCGTAACCACTTGAAATAATATCTATATTACTATGTTCTAAACTCTTTTTGTTTACCATAGCACCACCAACAATAATTTTACAATCAGGGTTTATATTTTTTATGTATTGTGTAATCTTATCTTCTTCTTCCTGTGTTTCTGTGGGAATCCATTTTGCAGAAAGAAAAGAATACTCGCCCATTATGTTTACTGTTTTGTTTTTTGATAGGGGTAGATGCAAAAATGTTGCACTAGTACCCACAGCCAATGTGTTAGGTCCAACAAATTTATCTATAATGTCTATATATTCTTGATACGTTAGTTGTTCAATAAATTCTACTACTTGCACTTTAAAGCCTTGCAATCTACAATGATATGCAACTTTATAGGCTCCCATTGTTCGTTGAGATACTTGAACTGATCCAGCCTTTTCGGTTTCCTTATTTTTAGTGGTTTCGGTCACATGACTTCTACCATTAAAGATTAAAAAATCAACGGGTGTGTGCATGTTACTCCGGTTTTGAATTTATAATTTTTAAGAGTTCGTTACGGTCAACAACTTTAGTTTCTGCAGAATTACCTGATTCATAACTTCCAGCAGTAGCATCAAGCCTTGCTTTTTTAATCATCATGTCAATTTGCTTTAATTTAGAATTTACTTTACTGTCTTTGGCTTCTAAGGCTGTTTTTAACATCTTGGCCGCACTATCAAAAATACTTCCGGCATCTCTATCGCTAACATTCATGCCTAAATTCATAAGTTGTTGGTAACTGTCTACTGCCTGTTGAGCAATATCGTCCATGTTAGTATCGTGCTCGTCTAGACCTTGCACATTTTTTAATGCATGGTCAATTTTTTCTGCAACACTTAATGCTTGTTCAACATCTTTTATCTCAACATCAAACTCTTGTAACTCTTTTGCGTTTTGATCTGATTGGTTGCTATCATTTGTTTCGTCAATAGGCGGTAAATTGAATTCTTCTTCTAATTTCTTAGTCATACTTGTATTTATCTGTATAATTTTTTAATCTTTAAAATATTGTTCGCCAACAGAACCACAATGCCAAGAGTCATAGCAAGGTGGTAACGAAAAAACTTTTGGATATCTTTTATTATTAGTTTTTGCTCTAGTTTCTAACCAATAAACTGTGCCTTTATACTTTTGATATATTTCGTATTGATTCTGCATAGTGCTTATAATATTATCTTTTTTTGTAAGTAAAAATGATTCATCAAATGTGTCGTTTATATGAGATTGGCATTCTTTGATAGTTTCAAATTCAGTATTGTTTGCATTGTTATACCTACTAACATGAATTGAATCAGTATCAAGATGTCTACCATAAACCTCAGATAATTCAAACGGGTGAAAGCGATGTGTTTTACTAGCCAATGCCCAACTTTTTATTTGGGCAGTAATATCATTTCTTACTGTGTAAAATAATTTAAAAGTATTGTCTAGCCAATGTTTATAAAATAAATCTCTTGTCTCTCCTAGGAGATTATTGTCAGTTGGCATTATTTTGTATATTTGATTTATAGGCTCTGGGTAACTGAACTCATTATGAACAAAGTCTAACTCTCCAGTAAACTCTCGATTGTAAGTTATATTTAATGTTGTACTTAACTCTTGAATAAGTGTAGTAGACCCCGTCCTGTAGCCTGAAATTATTCCTAACATGCTAATTGCTTGTCCGTTATCTAGTTTTTTTACGTTGTTTAGTAGTTCTGGCTGGCTTACGGAATATTTGATCTTCTGTAATTACTTTAAACTTAATACCTTTTGCTTTGCACCATTCTGTAGCGGCTTCCCACTTAGAAGCATTTACGGCTAGTGCGGCTTTATCATGTTTGCCTCTAGCACTTTCCATAAGGCTTTGACTTTTAGGTTTTATTTCTACAAGTTCAACAAAAGTTTTTCCACCTTTATCTTGATATTGCACCATAAAGTCGGGTACATAGTTTGTGATTTTTCCTGTAAAAGGATGTCTGTAAGGTATCTTTACGTTTTCACTTGCCCATTTTAGTATGTTAGGATGTTGATCACAAAATCTCATAAATGCTAGTTCCCAACTACTACGAGCCATAGGTGCTTTACCACCAATAAACTTTTGTGGATTCTGCGGTGTATATGTGCCTTGATGATACCTGTTAGGCATAATTACTCCTTAGGGTCTTATTACATTTGCAATCTTGCTTTGCTTGTTAGTTTTACTAACAGTTACACCAACTAAATTGCCCTTTGGTCTTAATTTATTTATTGCTTTATAGGTATTTTCTGCTAACTTAATGCTGTCTTCATTAAGTTCGAAGTATGTTATAGGATGTACACCTTGCTGTTTAGCAATTTTTATAAGTGCTACTGCAAGTGTTTTTCCTGTTTTATCATTGAATCCGATATCTGTGAGTCTATTGTAAACAATATTATATGTATCGGAGTTTATACCACTAGTATCTTCTGATAACATCTGTGTAAGTATTTCTACACTTGCTTCAGGTAGTGGAAAGTTTATTGTACTGTCTTCTAAAAACTTTACAATTTTGGATTTTCTAATTTCGTAATCAACTTCATTACCGAATGTTTCGTATAAACTTTTCATTATTCGTTATTACTAAAAGAATCTAAAAATTGAACTTGTTCTTTTCTACCAACGTCTGTTGAGCCATCGCCATTTAAGAAAGAAAGATTACGTTCTGTAGTACTTAATGTTTCTTTGTGACCTTGATACCCACCTGGTGTATTTGCTTGTTCTGGATTACCGTTTTGTTTTAGATTCCACTCGCCCTTACTAAAGTCACTATATCGACTCATTTCATCTTCTGAAATATATGCATTTACATTTGGGTTCATTGTGAAGTTTTCATAGTCTACTGCAATAGTGATTTGGCTTACGGCCGAATCTGCATGATCTACACTTTCAATTTCAAAACCTGTAATCATTGGATTAAATAGTGTGAACTTTGTTGCCTTCTGTCCATGAACTTGGACTATGTCCATTGAAGTTATAAAGTTACGTTCGTTACCTGGTAATAGATTTAATCCAGCTCTATTACTATCGAAAGGTCGATTAAACCCTCCAGCGGCACTTTCATCTGCTGAGCCAGATTTAACACTTTCTGGTATTACATCATATGGTATTCTTTCTGGTTCATTGCCTTTGTATTTGTTTAAAGGGTCTTGAAATAAATGTGCATACATTTTCATCAACATTATTACCCACAGTGAATCCACTGTGTCATAGGCTGTAATACTGATCGGCTTAAACTGTACTCCGTTTACTGTGATTCTTTTCCTGTTATACTGATTCTTTACGTCTGTGCTAAATTCTGCAGATGGGAAATCCGCGGCTTTAACTAAACTGCTTAGAGTATTTCTAAATTCTGAGTTTGAGTTAAAGTCTTTGGCGATGTCAACTTCACTGTTAAAGGTAAAGTTGACATATCCATTGAATTTTTGACGTACGGGAGTATTCCTAGGTTTGAATCTATCAGCATTTTTATAATTAGCCAAGTAGTATTGATCTGGAACTAATCCATCTTTTTCTGCTTGACTTAAAGTACTGTTTGCCGCACCGTTATACATACCTGAATTTATAAGTCTGTCTAAAAATGTCGGCATTATTTATTCTTCCCTTTAATGTTTACTCTGTCATAAAAACTAATTAAGCACCAACTGAATCACTTGAGCCTGGATTTTGTCCAGTGGCATCACCAAATGGGTTACCGTCTTCAAGTGAGCCAATAATACTACTTGTACCTTTAAGGTGGATAGCATTATCGTATCTAACTGTCATTGAAACAGTAACTGGTTCGTTAGTAGCATAGTCAGTATCACTATAGTCTACGTTAGTTAAGAAACAACCTTCTAGTTCCCAAACTTCTGTAGCGGCTGAACTTTGACCATCTAAGATTTCAATTTGCATATTGAATTTATAGTCTGTTCCAGCAACTGGTGATGTTTGTTCGAAATGGTTTAACTGTTTCTGGTTTTGAGCACCAACAATTCTTGAGACACTATTAGTAATATCATCCCTGACTACTACTGTGATTGGATCCCAAGCATGTTTACCTTGAACATATACTTTAGAGTTATAACTATCAATTACAACTTCTTCATAATTGATTTTAGGACGAGTAACATTCATAACGTTCTGAGTGAACTTTTTAGTTTCAGTTGAACCACCGAAGCCGTCTAATAATGATACCCTAAATCTGAATTTCAGTTTAGGCATTAAAATGCCGGATTCAGTACCTGTAACTGGAACACCAAATTTACTCTTAGTTTTAATAGTGTTTTCGCTTGCCATGTAATTTCTCCTAATTACCCGTAAGTCACATGTTATTCATGACTTATCGTTATACTTATTTATCAAAAAGTCTGGCAAATAATTAAAAGATACTTTAATCAGACAAAAAAAAGGCGCCTAAAAGACGCCTTTTTATAGTTGTGAGTTATATTACTCTGCTGTTTGACCCAAAGTGTTTTGAATTCTAATCGGAATATAAATGAACTCTACTGCTTTGACAGGCTGTATAGCGATGTCAATGTATAATTCGTTTCTATCGATTCTAGCAGGAGTGTTATTTGTACCATCACATACTGTAATGTAGTCAAATAAACCTCTTTGAATAATCAACTGCTCTAAGAATCCATCAACTGTGGACTTAGCATTTGCTCTAGTAACTTCATCGTTTGGTTCAAAGATGAATGGCTTAACCATATCGTCAAGTCTTTCTCTTAGGTATGTAACCAATCTAGCAACATTGATTCTGTCTAATGCAGAAGCACTTGGGTTCAAAGTTTTCTGTCCAAATACTGATAACCCTCTTCCTGGGAATTGAGCGATCGGATTGACTTTATTTTGATACAATGTATCTCTTTGACCTTCGTTTAATGTTACTGGTGTAAATTCACCTGAAGTTGGATCAACGTAACCTACACTAGTTGCATTACTTACTAAACCTCTTTGGAATCCTGCTGGTGCGAACCATGGGAATGCCACTTGGTCATTAAATGCAAGTGTTCTTAATGCAATGTGTGAAGAAGGAACAACTACGTTAGTTCCGTCTAAGTTAGTTGACTGTCCACTTGGATAATAAACTGCCGCATAAGGTGAACTTGATACAAGTCCATCTTCACCGTTTTCACTAGCATTGCCGGCATTGGTAGCCCAATTAGTTAAACTTGTTGCATCTGCTTTAAGTCTAAATGGAGTATCGCCAACTACGAAAGCGGTATTTCTTCTATCTGCGGACAAGGCTATCATCTCGTCTAACATTTCTGGGAAACCAGGAGCGGCAATGATGTTAAATGAGTTTGTTTCAGCTCTAATGTCATCATTTGCAGTAATGGCGCCTTGCATTTTAGTTTTAACTAAATTGTGTGTGGCTTTTCTTAAACCATACATGCTACCATCGTTCTTGTTCATACTTGCGTCTACCCAGACATTACCAATGTTAGTTCCGCTTGGAGTGTAATTGATTTTCCACTCTTTAACGTTACCAGCACTAGCACGTTTGTTAAATCCAATAATACCTTGAGGGTAACTTGTATTTGCAGGTGCGTCAGCATCTAAACTAGATGAACTTGACTGTCTAAAGTCTGCAAAAATTACACCGTCTGCTGTTACTTGGTCTTTGCTATCAACAGTTGCCCAAGCACTACCACTCCACTTATAAAGTGCAGGATAGTTTTCAGTATCGTCTGAATCTAACCATAAATCACCAGCCACTAATGCAGTTGAATCTGATTGTGTGCTTGGAGCCGAACTAGCAACTTGGAGGTCTTTACTAAAAGTCTGCCAACCATTTGTGGCATCATTTTCTAGTATGTCAACGTTAGTTTTAACAACTGAACTATCATACCAGTATGTACCTTCTGCTAATACGCCTGTGATTTGAGTTTTACTTGCTTCATAACTTAATGCTTCGAAGTTTGAATATACTTTGTCTGCACTTGCGGCTCCATCACCAAATCCTACTGTACTTGGTCCGAAGTCTGCATGTAGACTTTTAATTTCGATATCTCTACCAACTGAAGATGTTAAAACAACATTATCGTCAGTACCTAAAGATGCACTTAGTTCTGTTATACTTGCGCCTGCTAAACCACTGTTGATATCAAAAACAATATCTTCTGCAGTTGCGGCACTGGCGTTACCACTAATTGTAGCACTAATGGCTACGTTTACTGTAGTACCGTTATAAACAACTTGTACGTTTGCATTACCAGAAGCATCTATTGTAGATGATAATGAAGAACCAGTAGCAACAACTGTGCTGTTACCATTGTGTCTTTTTAATACAACTTCGCCATCGTTGTCTGCATTTTCGAATTCAGCAATTAAGTTTCCAACTGAAACATTTGCTAAGCCTATTGTGTTATAAGCCGCATCTGTGTTTGCATATAATGGAGCACTTACTGAACTAAATGCTTTTGTGCTAGAACTATAAAGTTTAACACTTAAACTTACACCCTGATTAGGTGTGCTTGTTTGAATAAAAACGTCGCCGCTACTTAATGAGCTAACGCCGTCTGATTGTACACTTGGTACAGCAAGGTGGTTACCGAATTGGAAATCACTACTTGTAGTAGATGCCCAACTTGTTGAACCAACTTGATACCAGTTGTCACTAAATTTTTCGTAGTACTTTACATCTGAGGCTGTGCCTGTAGCCGTATTAGCCACAACAGCATAATCGCCGTTTAAGCCAAATGCTCTCTTAGGTCCGCCTGTACCACTGTCAACGTTGTTTGAATCTACAACACTTACGTCTTTCTTAACCCATTTGCTACCATCCCATTCTCTGAGACCAAACAAAGAACTTGCTGTATCAAACCAGTAAGATCCGTCTGCTATTGTTCCAGTAGGTGCTGTGCTAGATGCTGATAATTGACCTAAGTCAACGTCTGCTCTAAGAACGTATGCTCTGTTTGCCAAACCTAAGAAACTGTGGGCCGCTAGTAAGCCGTATTCGTTGAGATCATATCCATTTAATTGGTTACTGCCACTGCTATAAAATAATGGGTTACCAAATGTTTGGAGTAATTCACGTTGACTAGTTATAAGTTTTAATTTACCTGATTCTGCTTTAACTGTATTTGATGCAGTACCTGTACCGTCTGGTGCAGTCTTGTCTTCAGCCGTTGCAATAACGATTAAAGGAACTGTACCGGTACCGGCTGACGCATAAAACGATTCATCGCTTACACTAATGCTTACGCCAGGTGATACTAAATTTACCATAGTCTTTCTCCTTGATATGAACTATTTCTAATAATTCTGTACATCTATTTATCAAAAAATGCTATAAAAGGTATTATTAGAAAAGTAGACTTCTACTTTTTATCTTTTTTGATAAATACGGAAATTTTAAATTACTTGGAGTTCTTTATCCACTAAAGAATTGTGGAAGGATTGTACTTGTTTTTTTAAATCTTCTAATGAACCGGTGTTGTCTAATACTTGATCAAAATCAAAACCTACCCAACTCCATTCACTAGCATGTACCGACTTAAAACGAGTGTTCATTGTGTGCCTTGCTGGTACATCACCTTTGTTAGCCTTTACTGCAATGTTGTGCCATTCTGGTAATTCATCTCTAACTACTGTTAAGACTTTACCGCCCATGCTTTTAATTAAATTTAATTCATTTTGAAATCTAGCATCGCTAACAACTATAATGTCATTAGTACTTTTTCTTAGTCTATATTCTAAACTGCTTATCCAAATATCTGAATTGAAATGATTACGCATGATATCTGTGCCTATAAGTTGTAGTGCTAGGCGAGGTGTAAAATTATCTATACCAAGTTTACGGGTCCAAAACATATCAGGCGTTTCTCTAAAGTCTCTGCTCTCTACTGTATCGCCTTCTAGATGTTCTCTGTCCCATCCAAATACACTTGCACATACATCTTTTACTGGAGATGCAAAACTTTCTTGTGTGGCTCCTAATTCACAGAGCATGTTTGCAACTGTGTCTTTGCCTGAGCCTATGAATCCTGTTAAACCTATAATCATGTGTATATCTATTTATTTTTATGTATTGTACAGTATTTATTTGTACATGTCAACTTACTTATTTCTATTGTGTGTTGTACTGTAATAATTTTTGAATATATGCAAATCTATGTTCTGGGTGCAAACACACAGAAGCCATTATTCTATCATGTGGACATTTTGTATTATCTATTTTATGAAACTTAGCAGTATTTACTAATGTAGGTACTTCCATATCATACAACTCATCTTCAACTTCTATTAAAGATTCATCATCGATGTAACTGTGGCTTAATCTTATCTTGATACCTTCTTTAGTATCGTAAGTATTAGCAATTAAATCATGGGTATTACCTATACCACTTACTTTAGGGTAATGTCTTTTTAAAATATCTGTTACTCTTGGATCTGTCTTTGCCCACATGATTTTACTTTCAGATAAATCATGATCTAGTAATTTAAAATTTATTGCAACATTACGTCTAAGTTGTCCACGTACTAAAACAATATCTTGGAATTCTTCTGGTGCAGTATCTACATGTTCACTATGTTCACTGTGCCATGTGTAAGTACCATTAGCAGGAGTATATACTATGCCAAATTGGTATACGGGTAAGTTGAGTGCTTTGGTAAATTCTTTTACTAATTTTCTAGTAACTCCAGATTTCCAAACATGTATAAACCCACCATTGTGAGCATACATTGTAAAGTTGTTTGTTGGGTCACCATTAAATCTAGCAACGTCACCGTCAAACCTTTCAAAACTTTTCATAAACAGTTCTTTAGAAAGATCTATTGGATCTTGTAGAGGTATTTTTTCAGGTAGCCTATAAAAATTCATTAGCCCATTACAAAGCCTAACGGTGAGTTACCTTCTTCCATATTATGAATGCCAGTAACTAGTTGTTCGATTTCGTTTAGTGCTTCTGCCTTAAGGGCATCGCCGTTAAGAGTAACTGCTCCACCTGGACCTGGTAAGCCACTACCAAACTTACTTCTTGCTTCACCTAGCATAAGTTTAGATTGTGCTAATGCATAAGCACTGAGCCATTCAGCGGCATATACATCTTTTATAAGTACACTTTCAGGTATAAAGTTAAAAACTCCTACAGCAATATCTTCGCCATGATTGACATTACGAAGTATTGTTAGTTCTTTTGAATTTCTATTGAATGTAAAGTTATATTCACTACCAAATACACGACCTATAGTTTCTTTGTATTGTGCAAATGCATCAAATACTGCTAAACCACCTACTTGTCCTGCTTGTAGCATATACATATTGTTGAACGCAACATCAAATGGATCAAAGTTAGTACCGCCGCCACTATTTGTACCAATACCTCTTCTGTATAAACGTTTTACATCTATAACTTCATCTGGTAAAGTATATTTTGTAACAGCAGGTTGTGTTTGAATAAAAATAACTGCTTCTTCAACTGCACCTGAACTTAACTGACGATATTTTTGTATAGATTTGTTTATAGCGATGTCATAATGGTCTCTGTCTAGTTCAACATCAACCATTCCGTCTGCAAGACGTAACGAAATTTCGTCAATTATTTCGTTTCTGCTATTGTAACCTACTTGATCTATTCTTGTTGCCATACTACTATTTATCACTTTTTGCCTTTAAAAGGCTTTAAGTATGATAGTAGTGTCGTTTAATCGTCCGTTTAATTTGATTTCAACTGCATTGATGTCATTAAATGCTTTTTGATATTTTGTTTTTGCTGTACCCTTGAACAGTTTGAGTTGTTCTACTGGCTTACGCAATGTTTTTTGTACACTTCCTGATACTTCGAAGTGTTGTATAGTAGTACCTTTTACTGACATACCTGATTGTAGGCTTTCAACTTTATACAAACCAAGTTTTCTAGTTTTAGTGTTGTATACCCAAACTTCTGTAGCATCAATAATTTCTGTTGGGTTGATACTTGCAATGCCTAGTTCAGGACAATTTTGCTGGTATTTTAGTTTTGCAACTTGTTTTTCTCTACTTACTGCTTTTGGTTTACGAGGTTTACGAGTTGCTTTGCCTGTCTCAATAAATGTATCACATGCTTTATTGATTTTCTCATAAAATTCTAATATTAGTTTACGTTGCTTTGGAGAAAAATGACCATATGCTTCTTTAATGTCTGGATCTTTCCATTCAATAACTTCTTGTGCCTCTGCATATTCATTCTCATACATGTCTTTAATAATTTTTGCATGGTTAGGTTTTATAACACCACCTGCGTAAACTCTCATTTCGGTGTAAGGGTCAAATGATTTAAAATCACCAGCACGTTCTAAAGTTTCATCAAGTATGCCGTCCCAAGTTCCACACAATGTTGATACTTGTTCACGCATACGTTGTTGTATACTAATTTTAGGTTTAGCATCAGCCTGTTTAATTTCTTTTTCTTCTATAATTGTTTCTGCTTTGTGTTCCAATGCAGGAATCTTACTTAACAAGTGTGCCCTAACATCAGGATGCATGTATCCTTGAGTTTTAACCCATATAAATGTATGTTTAGCAAACGAAGAAAACCAAACATCAGGTACTTTTTTTAACTTTTTAATTAAATTTTTATCTAGCCCACTGTCTTTTTCTAGCCAAGTAAAAATTGTGGCTCCGGCTTTTTTATCAGGAATCTCATAATGAACGAAATACTCAAAATTTCTGCAGAGTTTTAATTTCTCTTCTTCGGTTTTGAGGTTGTTGATACTTAACCAATTTGGTTCTGGCATCAAGTATATTTCTTTATTGCGTTTCCGTCTAGCCATTTAGTGTGCTTCTTCTTTACTTTGTCTTGGATTTTCCAATAACATCTTCACCATAGTCGGCAGAGAGTCATATTCTATAATATTGTTTTTATCTTTTAGTAAAGATTTGTCCTGTAAAAAAATGGCCAAATCTACCATTCCTAAAAACTGACCTTCTCTACGCCCTGCTCTGTAAGACCAAATTGTATTAGCCGCAACAAAGATTAAAAAAACCGCCATCCATTCTATGCTCATTTTTGTCTCCGTGATAATTTGTAGTTATAGTAACATATAAAAAATCTAATGTCAACGGCTAATTTTGAACGTCAAACGGTTGTTTTTGGGTCTAAAGTTGCTTTGCGGTAAGGCCTATAGTGGCTGATGCACATTTTACTGTGTTTTTTGTTACAATACACTCGTATATAACATGGTTTGCTTTCTTTTTAAGCAATTTTGCACTATATCTAATTGTGTCACCTGGGAATACAGGTGTTCTGAATTTGCATTTATCAACTGTGGTAACAAAGGTAACATAATCCTCATGATTTACTTTGCCTACATCTTCCATAGCCATTTTAAGAGCATGTTGACCAGCACACTGATTCATGCCTTCAATGAGATATACTCCTGGCCATATTTTAATGTGGGGGAAGTGACCTTCTAGTACTGGATGGTCTTCACGAATGACATACTCTGACTCAATAGTTTCTGAATCAAAGTATTGTACGTTGCCTAACAGTTTAATTGGTTCTTGATGTGGTAGTTCCATGCTGATATTTAACTTAATTTACTTGTAGTGTGGTTGATTAAAGGTAAAGAGTTTGTAAAAATACTGATTTATTTTTGCATACTCTTTAAAATTCCAAATATTTTGATTTTGTAAATTATAATCTGTTTGTTTTGCATGTAATCTAGAATCTTTATATGGCAAACCGTGTGCATAAAACAAAGCACCAACCTTATGCTTTCCTAAAGATACCATTCTTGATTCATATTTTTGTGTGAACTTCCAAGCATCATACATTGTTAGACCAGATTTGTTTTTCCAAAGAAGAACACTCTGAGTCATTTCAATGAAGTCTTCTGGAATAGGTTGTCCTCTCATATCTATAGTAGTTGGTTCGTACCCCCACTCTTTCCAGTTCTTACTAAAATCACTTTCGCTTAATTCTGTAAAGTGGTCTGTATTATCTCCAATTTTTCTAATGAATAAGGGACTCATTAAAGCAGTTACAAGAACATCTTGTTTTGAAGATAAGTAGTTTGACATATCCTTTAATGTTTTAGGTGTGTCACTCGGTAGACCTGCAATAAATCCACTTAAAAAATGTACATCTTTCATATAAGTTTGTTTCATTTCCTTCAAAAACTCAAATTGTTGCATTGGATCCCACCCCTTACCAACATCTTTTGCACTTTCATGGTTAGTTGATTCTATACCTATATGTAATAATGTAGCACCACTGTCTGCTAAAAGTTTGGCCTGTGGTATATCATGTTTTCTATTAGCAAAAACTAAATCCCATCTAATAAATGCACTCCATTTTAATTTAAAAGGTAGTCGTTGACTCATTTCATACCATGCAATAACTTTATCATGGTCATCGTTAAATGTATCATCTGTCAACCAATAATCAGTTACACCATATTTCTCATAATTGTCTAGGATTTCTTTTTCTATGCAATATATACTACGCAATGACTCGTTTTTTTGCTTACCGTTAAGTGCAAAACTACAAAATTTACATTTAAAAATACAACCACGTGCAACTTCTAACGGTAATAACTCTCCATCAATCACATGATCTTCTGGTTGCCATGTCATAGTAGAGTTTTCTATATCCAAGCGACTTTTTGCATCCATCAATGTAAAAATTTCACTGCTATTAGTAGGATAATGTGTAGCATCTACACTATCTTCTTTTAATTGTAGTAATAATTCAGGGACCGTTACATCACCAAATCCTAAATTTATATAATCTATAAGTTCTTCGCCTTCAACCTTTTCTTGATTAGGACTTGTATTAGCACCACCCATTATAAATTTAATCTTAGGATTTATTTTTTGTACTAATTGTTTAATATCTCTATCTGTTGGACCGCCTAGGCTAAAAAATCTATTATAATTTTGATATTGATGCCATTCGTCAAACTCTTCTTGTGTATAATCCTCAAATGGATCAAAATTACAAATAGATGATTTATAATTTAATAAAGGAAAGTTTCTAAACGTGTTACTAACACCAATTAGTAATGTCTCATTACCAACAAATTTTTTTATAATCTGTTTTAGTGTTTTTCTATCTAAATAACTGTGAAAGTCTACTACTTGTACACTAAATCCATGCTGTCTAGCCTCATGTGCCACCTTATATGCACCCATGTACCTACTTGATGAGTATTGAATAGGATCTAAATCGCCGGTCTTCCATGCCTCTCTTTCCATCATAGATGTGAAGGTAGTACCCCATTGTGGGGAATCAGCAAACAATAAAAAATTTACAGGAGTATGCTGTATAGGAAAATTTTTAAAAGGATTGATTAAATCCTTCTGATGATGGTGTTCTTTATATAAAGAATGGTCAAACTTATAATGATTTTCTCTACTTTGCATCGTATTATTTATCAGTCTACAAATGCACGTTCTAAAACAAAATCTCCGGCTTCACCAAGATTGCCTTCTGCAAATTTTAATTCTTCAAAGTATTCTCTTGCTTGATAATTCATGTCTGGGCCTCCACAAACCATAATTCTGTCTGTGTCTTTATTAAAACCGTTATCGGTTATATTATAAATGTGTTCCCAAATACGTCCTTTTCTTGCATACTCTTCTTGTGTGCATGTGTCATAATATTTCAAAGGAAAGTGTGTTGCAATTTCCTTTATTACATTACTATATGCATGTTCTTCGTGTGTTCTTGTAGTATGACAGAGTATGACACTTTTAAACTTTTCATATGTTGCTGGATCTCTGATAATACTCATAAATGGAGCAAGTCCTGTTCCAGTTGCTAACAAATATAAATTATCTGCTGGCGTTAGATTATCAATAGTCAAAGTGCCTGTTGTTTTAGGCATACATACTACTTCATCTCCAACTTTTAAATGCTGTAAACGGCTTGTAAGAGGTCCGTCTGGTACTTTAATACTTAAAAACTCTAAGTTGTCATCATAATTTGCACTAGCAATACTGTATGCTCTAAGCAATGGTCTGCCGTCTTCTTCTGCAGGCAATCCAATCATGGCAAATTCTCCGTTTATAAAACGAAAACTTTTACTGCGAGTGGTTTTAAAACTAAAAGTTTTGTCTGTCCAATGATGGACCCAGGTAACTGTTTCGGTGTTCAATGTTTAGTTGCTCCCATTGATTCTATTATCGATTGTGCTAAATCAGGATTGTCTGAGATTTGATCTAGAAGAGCAGTATTTAATGTTACTGAAGCATTCTGTTCAAACTCGGTAAGTAGACTTGCGTCATCCATACCGAGTGCTGTTACAATTTCTTCGTAACTTAAAATTGCTTTACCTTGCTTGTTTGCTTCTAAAAGTAGTTGCAAAATAGCACTAGTAATTTTATCTTCTAAATCATCACTCATACATCTGGTGGAGGTAATAGGGATCGAACCTACGACCTACTGGTTGCAAACCAGTCGCTCTCCCAACTGAGCTATACCCCCTTTGAATTTACTTACTTAAATTTCTATTTAGGTATGCTTTCATATTGTCACCAATTCTATCAGCATTTGCCCTAATGTTTGCACTTATTTCTTCTGCATTCTTTTGAATGTTTGCACTAATTTGTTCTGCATTTCTCATTACGTTGTCACCAACGTCTTCGAACCAAAACTTATTTGCTGGTGCTTTTTTAGTTACTTTTTTTGCAACTGCTTTCTTGGTTGTTTTTGTTTTTACCATTTTAATCTTTTCCTGATACTTTGTATCGTTTTGGAGCGGGTGGACGGAATCGAACCGTCATCTAAACGTTGGCAACGTCTTGTAATAACCGTTATACGACACTCGCATCGTTGTATATTTATTAGTAGTAAAAGATTTCATATGAACAAAATGGTGCCGTTTCGGTATTGTAGGACAGTTTGAACATCATTAAATCGTCTTTTGATTCAAACCTAACGTTTAATGTATAGCCTTCTGTTTCAAATTCTACTTCAATATCCTTAGGTTCTGCCCATTCTCTAACACTTTTTGCTATTTTATTTTTATGCATAGAAGCAGGAAGGCCGGCTCCTCCAGTTGGTAAACGAAATTTTGCGTAAGGTAAATGCATAATTAAACTCTGGTAGGCGATGACGGATTCGAACCGCCGACCCCCTCGGTGTAAACGAGGTGCTCTAGCCAACTGAGCTAATCGCCTAAACTGGCGGTCCGACGGGGAATCGAACCCCGAACACCGCCGTGACAGGGCGGAATTATAACCGTTTAACTACCGGACCGGTTATCAACACTAATGCACTATTTTGAGAGTCCAAGTGCTGTTGACTCATTTGGCGGAAAGGGAGAGATTCGAACTCTCGGTACAGTTACCCGTACTCTTCCTTAGCAGGGAAGTGCTTTAAGCCGCTCAGCCACCTTTCCTATGAATGCATTATACTAGTTATCGAGTAACTTGTCAAGTCTTTTCAATAAGTGATAAATAGTACATTATGCCAAGATTAAGTTTATGGAACAAAAACAAAACCAATGATTATGATTTCATTGACAGTATTGTTGCAGAGCATGTAAATGCTGGTGGTACTGGTGTGTATGTACACAAATACATAGGCACTTACCAAGATGACACTAGTGATAGTGTCGGCAGTGATGAATTATATATTCAAGATGTTCTATTTTTAGAGAACAGAGATAGAAAATATGATGAAAACATTTATGAACTAAGAGGTTCATATACTGTAAATGATCCTGACTTTGACTTAACACAGTTTGGTTTGTTTGTGAATAACGATTCACTATCAATGACCTTCCACATGAATACATGTGCAAGTTTGCTTGGCAGACGTTTGATGGCAGGTGATGTTATTGAGTTGCCACATCTAAGAGATGATTTATTATTAGGTGGCGGTGATGCAGTAAATAGATACTTTGTAGTAAGTGATTCAGGTAGACCAGCAGAAGGATATGATGCAAGATGGTGGCCTCACTTATGGAAAGTTAAACTAACTAACATTACTGATAGTCCAGAATACAGAGATATTCTTGGCACAGGTGATCAATCAGACGATTTAAGAAATATATTAAGTACATACAGTACTGAACTAGCAATATCAGATAAAGTAGTTGAAATTGCAAATGAGGATATGCCTTATGCACCTGGATACTTTGACGGTGGTCATCTTTACAGTGATCCTGAAGATCCAGATAATAAACCAGGAGTGTATTTTCCTGGAGATGGTACTCCACCAAATGGTGTAAGCATTGTGGGTAGTGGTAGTTCGTTTCCAGTTGATGCAAACAACAATGATTATTTCTTAAGAACGGACTTTAGTCCACATAGATTATTTAAAAAATCAGGAAGTACTTGGATGAAAATTACAGACGACAACAAGAAGGCTTGGTCGGCGGCTAATAAATTACTTACATCATTTGTCAATAATGATGCAACTAGAACAAACACAGACGGTACTACTGGTGGTGAGAAAACAAATCTCAGTAAAGCAGTTAAACCGAAGGCAGATTAAATATGGATTACTGGTATGACGCACAATTAAGAAGGTACTTGGCTCAGTTCATGAGAATATTCTCTGGCATGAAAGTCAGCGAAGGTAAAAGAAACGGTGCTACTTACTATAATAGAATACCAGTTAGATATGCAGACATGAGTAGAATGGTTGCTCACATACTAAAGAAAGGTAGTGAGAATATGGTGAACAGTACACCATTCATAGCATGTAATATTCAAAGTTTACTAATAGCAAGAGATAGAACACAAGATCCAATGTTAGTTGACAAACTGCAAGTAGCAGAAAGAAATTATGATGCTACCGCAGGACAATACGAGTCAGGCCAAGGAAATTTATATAGCACTGATAGATACATGCCAGTACCATATAACTTAACTATGAATGTTGATATATGGACCGGTAACACAGATCAAAAAATGCAAGTACTTGAACAAATTCTTATATTGTTTAATCCATCTGTTGTATTACAACATACTTCTAATCCAATTGATTGGACTAGTTTATTTGAAGTAGAACTTACAGATTTACAATGGAGTAATAGAAGTATACCGGCAGGTGTTGATGAAACAATTGATGTTGCTACACTTACATTCACTTTACCAATATGGATAAGTCCTCCAGCAAAAGTTAAAAGGCAAAAAATTATCAATACAATCGTTACTAATGTATTCAACATTGATAATTTAGATGATGTAGGGTACGATGCAGACGTATACGACTTTTTTAGAAGCATAGACGAAGAGTTTGAATTACATACTGTATCACCAAACAATTACAATGTTGAAGTTGTAGGCACAGAAGCAACATTATATAAAGACGTTACAGTAAAAGCAAATTGGAATGACTTATTAGAAGTTATTTCGCCCCAAGGTTCAACAGGAACAGCAGGTGCTCAACAAATAGATGATATACCTTTAACAGTTGGTAGTACACTACAATTAAATTTATCTAATGACGTAGATTCAACAGATAATTTAATTACTGGTATAATTGCAAGGAATGATACTGATCCAGGTAAACTTATTTTTACATTAGATACTGACACATTGCCAAGCAATACCTTTAGCAATATTACAAGAATAGTAGATGCCAGTGTAAACTATCCAGGTGATGGCACGTTAGATGCTTCAACCACTGGACAAAGATATTTACTTACTACAGAAATCCAAGGAGATAATTGGGGTATATCAGCAAGTGCTAATGACATCATAGAGTACAATGGTAGCATTTGGAGTATAGTATTTGATGCCAGTACTTCCGACGGTACTGTTCAATACGTCTTAAATAGTTACACAAACAAACAATATAAATGGGCAGACCAACAATGGACAAGCAGTTACGAAGGGGTGTACAACCCAGGATTTTGGAGAATAAACATTTAAGTATCATTGATAAATTAAATCCAATGACTAACTTAAAGAAACACAAAGGCATAAGTGCCGCAGGTGTTTTATTCTTAGCAAGAGACACAGGTAGGTGCTTATTTCAATTAAGAAACTCAGATAAAAAACAAAAGAATACATGGGGATTTTGGGGTGGACTTATGGAAGGTACCGAAACACCATACGAATGTATTCAAAGAGAACTTGCAGAAGAACTTGGCTTCTTTCCAGACATATCTAAATTAAATCCAATAGATACTTTTCAAAGTAAAAATAAAAACTTTATGTACTATAGTTTTGTAGCAATAGTAAATAATGAATTTATTCCAACCCTTAATGACGAGAGTGCCGGGTACGCCTGGGTCAACATTGGGCAATGGCCTAAACCATTACATGATGGTGCAAGAAGCACATTAGGTCGTAATAAAGGCAGTGATAAACTACTAACACTACTATCCATACATTCTAAATAAATACATGCATGGCAAGAGATATTATAAATTTCGATGCTATTCGTTTGGCAACTGAGTTAGACAAATTTAAAAAGTTTGAATCTATACCTAATGCGTTTTTTAACGGCACATTCACTATACCACAAGTTTTAGATTTACTACCAGTACTATCTAAAAGACATCAGCAACTTGCATTAAATTTAGTAGAGCAATACAAAGTTGATATTAAAGAGAGTGAAGAAGGCTTATATAAAAGTTTAATAAATGAATATACATCATTTTTAAATAACCAACATACTAGAAATGAACGTTGGGAGTATCCTGCTGTATTAAAAAAATATAGAAAAAATATAAATCCAGTTAGGGCATTAGTATATGAATGTAGAGAAGTTTTGTATACTTACAATCATCATAATGAGCATCATGCTTGGATTCAATCCTTAGTTACTACTCCAGAATTTTATCATCGTATAGTTACCGATATTGTAAAAGATAGAGAGAAAGTAGATAAAATTTTAAATTATTATATACCTTTATATGATGCTGGTGACTTTGATCATCCAATAGAAATTAGACACTTAAGAACTTTGAGAACTGATTTATTGGAGTATGCAAATCTATTTACAAGGCTAAGAACTTGGCAAGGTGACGACTAATTATTTAGAAGTCTTTCGTTCTACTCCGTCCCAATCACCTATAGGCATAGGCTGTTTAATTCTTTCTGCATACAGATCTGCAAGTGTATCATTCCATTTATGATCTTTTATAATCTCTATTTGATTTGAGCAAGTTGCCCATTCTCTGTTTTGATATGCATCTACCATTCTGTTTACAACTCTTGCATACTTGTGATCATTTAGTATAGTATAAATTGTTACTGGTGCTGTTTGTCCTTTAACTGCAATCTTATCTAGCATAGTTAAATTTTCTGGTATTGTGATTTGTTTTAATGTATGCTCTGTAAACATAAAAAACACGCCATACTCTTTTGTTTGTGCTTCTAGTCTTGCCGCTAAGTTTACACTATCACCTAATACTGTATAATCAAAACGTTGGTTACTACCCATATTACCTACAACTGCATCGCCTGTGTTGATGCCTATGCCAACACCTAATTCCATTAAGCCATCTGCTTTAAGTTCTTTATTTAATCTAGCAAGTTCTACTTCCATTTCTTGTGCTGTTTCTACTGCCAATTGAGCATGGTTGTCGATATCAAGTGGTGCTCCCCAAATTGCCATTAAGGCGTCACCTATATACTTGTCTATTGTACCTTCTTTACGCATAACTAAATCTGTCATTGGCGTCATGTATCTGTTTATAAGTTTTCCTAACCCTTGTGGATCTGTTTTAAACTGCTCTGATATTGGTGTAAAGCCACGTATGTCCGAAAATAAATATGTCATAGTTTTTGTGTCACCACCTAACTGTAACAGTTCTGGATTCTTTTGTAACTTTTTAACCATTGCTGGAGCAAGATAATGTTCAAATTGTTTCTTAATTTGTTCACGTAATTTAAATTGTATCCAAAAGTTATTAAAACTCGATTGTGTAAACACTAATAAAAATGCTATAGCAGGAAAAGTTGCGTCGAATAATTTGAGGTTTTCTTGGTAACTTGTAATGCTCCATCCTATTACCCAGCCAAAAGAAAACACAAAAATTAGCCCACTTAACCATACAGGTGAGTTATAAACTGCTATGGCTATGAAAATCATGCCTAACAACGCACACAGAAGCTCTGTAACAGCAGATAATTCTGATCTGGTTATATTGGACCCATCTACAAAATTCTGTAGCATATGACCCTGTATGTGCTGTGGATAGAGGTTACCTTTAGGTGTTGGTACTGGGTTTGTTATACCTTCTGCTGTGACACCAACAATAACAAACTTACCTGCTAAATCTGGTAAACTGTTTATATCAACATATTCAACTTCTTCGAATGTGTTATTAAATCTAATATATGCCGTTCCATTTGGTTGTGTAATGATTGGATCAAACGGAGGTACTGCAAATTCTTGTACACCTATCTCACTTGTTTTTAAAACATAACTAGGTTTCTGCGTATATGTACGCAACATTTCTATAGCAAAACTAGGATATATTTTGCCTTCAACTCCGATTGCTAATGGATATGTTCTTGTTTGGTTGTCCGGTTGTGGTGCTGATGCTATAACACCTATGCCTTCAGCAAATGATTCTAACTCAGTAATATTTGTTACCAAATTTGGCCATGTTAGCAAGTAATTGGTAGCAGGTACTGGGCCTATTGTTGCTGTTCCAATATGTGGACCTGACGTTTTGATTCCTCTTGTACTTGGTGTCTGTGATAAAACTATGCCGTTGCCTTTTATCCAACTGGCTAATGTTTCGTCACCTCCAAATCGATCTGCTTCTGGAAACATAACATTCAACCCTATCATTCCGGCATTCTTTTGCCTTAGGTCATGAATTAGTTGGGCAAAGTTTTGCCTTGGCCAAGGCCATTGTCCCCATTGTTGTAAACTCTTTTCGCCTATGTTTACAATAACAACTTCGTTGCTTTGCTTTACTTCATCAAGTTGTTGTAAATAGTCGAATGTCTGCGAACGCAGACTTTGAAGTGGTATGGGATCGGCAACCTTGAGAGCCGCTAATAAAACTATAGTGATGGCGACCGCCCATCCGCTGTAAAGCCATTTCATAGTATTATTTATCGTATTTTATTGCATTCTTGCTTGGCATCTTTTAGTAATCTAAAGTTATTTGCAACAACTACTGAGTATACCATATTAGTATCATTGAGTTCGTCGGGTGTGACTTCTTTCCAGTAATCGTCGTATACTAAGCCAGGTACCAGTAAAAGTGTTTTTGTAAGTACCAATCTAGCATCACTAGGCGATTCTGTAAATATTGGATTTATTTCTTTTATACAATCGTACTTTAATGCTCGTGATGTTGAATAGATATCTAATAATTGAAATGTCCAAAATGCTACCCATTGTCCATTAGTGGCACGTGGAGTTATAGTAAACATTGGCATGTTACTAGTTTCTATCTTTTTACAAATTTCAGGATTGTTATCGCAGTAATACGGATCTAGTGGGGGATTATATGTGAGATCTAAAGATGATATTTTCAAAGAAAAAAGCGACATTATTAAAAACGCCGCTTTGTTCATTATTCGCACTCCTTAGGATTTTCAGAGCAGTATCTTTTAATTTGATCAATTAAAAGTTTTATATCACTGTCCTTACTAGCCTTTTCCTCTTTGCGACCAGAGAAAAGGCTTAGTCCTTTTTTGGTGCTTCTTTTTCTTCTTGAAGTTCGTCAGTTTGTTTGTCAACGTTTTCTGCAACTGTTTTAACAACACCTTGTGCTGTATCAATAGTTACGTCTGCAATGTTTCTTGCATCGTCAGTAATAGCGACTGCCATTGTAGCGGCTCCGCCAACTACTGAGTCTACTGTTCCTGTGACAATTTCTGTTCCGGCATTCCAGGCACCCCCAACTGAGGCACAACTAGTAATTCCAAAACTGAATACTACTACGAAGAACGAAATTAGATTTTTCATATCGTCTCCTTATATATAAGTGTTATAAAACCATCTGTTATTATAACATATATATTTATCGTTTTTACTTAATTTAAAACCGATCGCTTGGCGAACTTCCAAATAAACTATGTTCTTCATGTAATAGCAATTCCCAATTTAAAATATCTTTTGTAATATCGTCATCTGTTTCACGTATTTTTTTCAAGAGTGTTTCTCTATATCCAACTTCTATTGTGTACATCAATTCACAATATAAGAAAAGCAAATAAAACATTGCTGGAGGACAAACTATCAATATTAGTATGTCTGGAAACAACCACCCTAGTGCTACAAGATGAACACTTACTATAGCAATAGCATACGTTCTCAAACTGTTTGTGTACTTAGTAACGTGGGTCATAATCTAGATAATCAATAAATGGGTCGTAATCGTTTAGGTAATAGAATGGTGTCATATGTATGTCTGCTTCACATAATGGTAGTCCTTTTTCGTAAGGAAAGTCTATGCCTTCTTGTTTGCAATAATTATACACCATTGCATATAGCATTGTTACATATAAGACTGGCCAACATGTCACAAAAAGTACAAAGGATATTATTGGAAAGTATATAAAGAATGCAAGTATATGTGCTGATATAATAACACTTGCGTATAGCCTAAGGCTATTCGTATACTTACTGATCACCTGGATTATTAAGTTCTTCTTTTATTAAGAACCTTACATACTCATCTGCATTAGTTAAATTATAGTCAGATACTATTGCAAACAAAAGTGTTAAGAACACAAATGTCATAACTACAGACAAGTATAAATTTATGCCGGCTGTTATCTTCAGCCACTTGATCATATGTTTCATTACGAATATTATAGTAGATATTTAAAGGTTTGTCAACCTATTAAGAAAACTTTTTTTGGAGCCATTTGAACACGGCATATATGGATAAGCCGTAAAATGCTAACACACTCATTGGAAGTGCTATGTAGGCCAATTCCCATGGAGTTAAAAATAGTATTTCCCAGGTAAAGTTTGCAACTGCTTCAGCATCGCCTAATGGTTGCAAGTCTAATTCGCCGGTCATTTCTACACCCGCTTCGTCCATCATATCGATAAGTTCATCGTATGATTCTGTATCTAAACAGATTTCAAATTCTTCTGGACAATTTCCGTCGCCGCCGTATTCCATCTTATTTTTGCTCCTGCTCTTAAGGCATCTTTCTTTTTGCCTTCTTCACGTATTTGTTTACTCTTATTACTTATCGGTTTTAGTAACCATTGGAAGTCTTTCATTAGTTGTTTTGGTTTACTGTTACTGAACAGCCTCCTCCATTATTACATATACCTGTAAGACTATAAGTTACTGCTGATGATGAAACATTTTGATTTAAATCAAATGTGTAAGCACCTATACCATATGTCAAATCAACTGTTGCTGATGCATAATTTGTACCACGTTGATTGATATCAACAGTATGTCCATTGCCATCTAAAACGACATCTGCCCATTTTTTACCACCACTGCCTTTTTGGTCTAAAATTACATCGTTGTAATCGCCTGTGATTTCTATAAAACCGTCGTGCCCTGCTTTGCCTCTTTGCCTATGCCAAACATCATTGTAGTCGCCATCAATTATATTTGCCAAGTGATGACTATCACCATTTCCACTACCTCGGTTGGTGTCTGTTTGAAAACTAGAAAACTCATTATAGTCACCTGTTACTGTCCAATATGCTTCGTGTTCGCCGTATTCATCTACGTCAATAGTTCCGTCCCAATGCATACCTTGTAGTACAATTCCTGTGTTGTTTGTTCCAAAACCTGTTAACCTAACAAAATTATCATTACCGCCGCCACCTTGGAATACTTTTAAAAGATTAGTACCACCACTAGTCCAATTACCTTCAAACAAATTTCCAGTACCTATTTGCATAATGTGTAAGGTATTGTCGTCACCTACAAATTGGCTAGACTCTGTTATACCTGTGACTGTGTTATCAGTACCATCTTGTAATATGTCTAGTTCTAAATTGTCGCCACTTATGTTACCTAAAAATACTTCATTATCTTGTGCCTGTGCCGACATAGGTATTAATAAAAACATACCCAATATGATATAACCCAGAACTAATAATGGTGTATCTTTTGGTTTCATCTCATTTAATCTTTTGTCTATATTCATAATACTATTTATTCCTGTGTAATACTTATAAAAATGCCTTCGCATTCATTAAGGCACATTACAGTATCTCCTAAATCTTTATCACTTATTTCTATTTGTCCTGCTTGACCTCTTTTAATTTTTAAACTAACATAGTTAGTACCTTGTCTTAAAAAGAATACACTTCCATTTAAGTCCGGTATAATATTAAATTGGTTATCTGCTTGTAATCCAAATCCCCTATCTACTAGTCTGTCTCCAGAACCGCCTTCGTCCTTCTCTCCTAAAGCATCTGCATCTTCTATAACCTCTAAAAGGTCTCTCAAAAAATCCACATCTAAAAAGTTTATGTCTAATTCTGTGAATTGTAATTCTCGTTCTGCTTGTTCATCTAAACCTTCAATTTCTAAAAGGTCTATGTCTAATCCGTTAAAGTCCAATAAACCACCGTCGCCTTTTAATTGGTCTGCTTGTTCTTCTTCTGCCTGTACAATTTCTTCAGGCTTACTGACAATAAACATATTGTCTATTTGATTTAAATCCAAATCAACTAATGTTACAGGTTGTGTTGGTGATTGTTCAAATGTACTTACCATTACAGCCTGAAAGGCTTCTTCAAGTATAACTGTTCCGCCATCATTACTGACTGATATACTACCAGATGGCCTACATCCTTGTTCTAATTTAACCGTATCCGTACAGTTGGCATCTGGTAACAAAATAACTAAACTTCTACCCAGTTCGTCAACTGTGGTAGTAAAGTCAGTTCCCCTAATGCCTATACTTGCAGTAGGAGTTTGTATCTGTATATTTTCTCTTGGTACTAATCCCAATCCTCCTGTGGCAAATCTTGCAGTCCCTTGCACAAAATTCATTGCCATTTTACTATTGCTTGGATTTGGGTCATACACATATTCAGTAATTTCTACTAGTGTATGCTCTGTTAAACTAATTTGTGTTTCGTCTACAAACTTTATTTTAAGTCTGCCGTTTTCTGTTTCTACGTTATCGTAACTCTGTATGCCTGTATCTATGTTTGCTGTTAATTCTTCGCCTGTGGTCCTAACAATACTACCAGGCTTACCACTTTGCTCAAACACGCCGCCAATTGCCTGTGAATCAGCGGCATATATATTTCCTATTGCAATCAGTAAAACTGCGACTAATAATTTAGTCGGTTTGTTTAATACTAACTGATGCATTTTCGCTGTCTAACTCCACATTGATTACGCCATTACAAGCACTAGTACAAGTTGTAGTCATATCCTGAGTGAACTGGAAATCTCCATCACTACCTGAT